CCTACAACAAATCCAAGCAGGTGTGCCAAGTTTGGCTCTGGTAGAAGATCAATTTGGCAGTCTAGAAAGAGCCATTGAATTCACAGCAGGTGTTGCCAGTTCCTTTGGCATGAGCTTCCAAGAAGCGGCTGTAAACGTTCAAAGAGCTCTTAGTGCTGGTATAGGCGCCGCTGACCTATTTAGAGATAGAGGTGTTAAAGCATTCTTAGGATTCCAAGAAGGTGCTGAATACACTGCTGAAGAAACCAGAGACAAATTCCTAGAATCATTTGATGAAATAGTAGCAGGTAATGAGAAAGCAGCCAAATCATTAACTGGTCAGTTCTCAATGGTATCTGATGCTGCCTTCCAATTCAAGAGAGAAGTAGGTGAAGCATTTGGTGAAACACTGCAAGTGGTTCTTGCAGACGCACTGGATCTATTTGCTGCCAACAGAGAAGAAATACTGGCCATAGCCAGAGCAATAGGAACAACATTAGCAACTGGCCTAAAAGTTGTAGTTGAAAATTTAAGATTGATTGCCACATTAATGGCAGCCGCATTTGGTGCTGCCGTTACTAGAGGTGTTATTGCCTTGGTCACACAGGTAGTTCGTTTAGGCACTGCTCTTAGAACAGCAGGCACAGTGGCCGCAGCCTTGGCAGGAGCCACAGCACTGTTTACACCAGCAGGTTGGGTAGCTCTAGCAGGTGGTGTTGCCGCAGGGGCAGCTGCCTGGTTTGGATTAGGCTCAGCAATTGATGACGCCAAAGAAAAAACAAAAGAATTCCAAGAGTCAGTAGACCCAGTCAATGAAGCATTAGCAGACACTCAGGATCTAACCAATTTAACCAGAGAACAAATGGAAGCAATGGGTATGAGTGCTGAAGAAATAGAAAGCATACTCAAAAAAACTGCTGACACTACAAAAGACATAAAAACTGCAACCAGTCAAACAGCAGATGAATTAAAACGTCAATTAGAAACAATTGACAAAATGAGTAACAGTTACAAAGATCAAAACGACAACCTATTGGCCAGTTTACAGTATGCCAAAGAACGTTTAGAACTTGAAAAAGAAATGATTGATGCTAGTGACGAAGAACGTGCAGTCAGAGAAGCATTATTAGAGTTTGAACAGGATCATAGAGAAGCACTTCGTGAAGTCAATCAAGAACTACAAGAAGCCATTAACAAATATGGTGAAAATTCTGAACAGGCAAATGCACTAAGATCAGAAATTACAGAAATAAATGCACTGTATAAAGCTCAATTAAGTGACGTTGAAAAAATAACTGCTGAAGTTGAAGCACAAAGAGCAGCCAATGCTGAAATTGTGCGACTAGCAGAAGCCACAGCAGACGCAACAAAAGAAATAGCAGACTTCCAAGCAGATTTAACTGAAGGCACCAAAGATGCTCAACGTGAATTTGACAGATTGAACATGAACACTCTTGAAAAAGAGCTAGATGATATCAGTTACAAATTGACACGTGATATGCAGGACAAGATCAAGGATATACAGGATCTAAAACTCACACCACAAGTTGAAAAAGAAAAAATAGAAGAAATTACTCGTGCAACTGAAGACGCTATAAAAGCTCAACAACAGGTTGCCAGAGAAGCATACGAACATCAACGCTCATTTGAATATGGTTGGAAACGTGCCTATGAACAGTATGCAGAAGATGCCACAAATGCAGCCAAAACAGCAGAAGACTTTTTCAAAACTGCAACACAGGGTATGGAAGATGCTCTAGTAGGATTTATTCAAACTGGTAAATTTGAATGGAAGTCATTTGTTAATGAATTAGTAGAACTGTTATTGCGTTCAGAATTGAAGAGATTGATTGCTGACATATTTGGAGGCATTGGTGCTGGAGGCTCAGGTGGAGGCTCAGGTGGAGGCAAATCAATATTAGGAACTATAGGTTCAGCCATAGGCAGTATATTTGGTGGCGGTGGAGGTTCAGGTGGAGGCTCAGGTGGCGGCATCATTGGCAGTATTGTTGGTGGTGTTAAAAAGATATTTGGTGGATTGTTTGCAGATGGTGGATACCTAGGCGCAGGCAAGTTTGGTATAGCAGGTGAAAATGGACCAGAACTGATCACAGGTCCTGCTAACATAACTCCAATGAGCATGGGTGGACAACAAAACGTAACATATAACATTAATGCAGTAGATGCCGCAAGTTTCAGAAGCATGATAGCAAGAGAACCAGAATTAATTCATGCGGTAGCAATGAAGGGTGGTAGTTCAATACCACGTAGGAGATAAAGAGATGGCCAATTTTCAATGGGTAATAGACAATGCATCAACGCTGGCAATAAACAGAGTTGACACTGTGGCACAAACACAGGCAAGAGATGGAACTGTAAGAGCAACGTCAAGAGGCACACCTAAAAAAACAATCACAGTTCAACTGCCAGAAGGACCAAGGTGGAGTGACGTTTACACAGACATAGAAGGCATAGAAGCACTGGGCCAAACTGCTACAGAAACTGTAGAAATAAAATTCTCAAAATTTCCTTGGTATTATGGTGATGTTGATCCAGGAACAAATGAAAGTTATGAAATTATCTGTATAGAGTTTCCGCAGTGGACAATATTTGCCAGGAACCAAGTGTCTTGGAGCGGGCCATTTGTGTTTGTAGAGGTATAACATGGCCAATACAGATTTAACAGCATTTCCAAGTGTTCAAACAAATTTATTTGTGAGAATAGACGTAGACAACCAAGGCACTGATATTTGGCGTTTCTCAGACTACCAAGAAGATTTTGAAATATCAGAAACAGGATTGAGTGAAGACCTAGAAACATACACAGGTCTTGGCAAACTGATTGACATATCAAGAACCAAAACAGAAATACAGCCCAGCACCAATTCAGTTTCAATTACTCTAAGTGGTGTTCCTAATTCAGAAATCAGCACAGTGTTAAACGCAAGACTGAAAGGGTCAAGAGTAAAAATATATCGTCAATTTTTCAGTACTTCTACAGGCAATGTGTTAACGGCGTCACCTGCTCTTAGGTTTGCAGGCATTATAAAAAACTATGCCATTGATGAACAGTTTGAAGTAGAAAACAGAAGTGCCAGTATGTTGATAACACTGCAAATTGATTCAATTGTTGGATATCTTCAAGACAAAATAGTAGGCAGACAAACAAATCCAGAGTCAATGAAAACATTTTATCCCTCAGACACTTCATTTGACAGAGTGCCTGTGTTGAAAAATCAAGCCTGGAACTTTGGTATTGTAAGGAACCCAGCAGGATGAGTTTTATAGCAACATTAGGCAAAATAGCCAAAAAGACATACACTTACTTTACTGAAAATGAAACAGGTAAGAGCATTGCCAATGTGGCTATACTTGGTTATATCAATAGAAAAACCAGTCAGTCAATTGCCAAACAGAGTGACCCACAACCTGGAACTAGAATCACACAAGGCACTGGTGCTGGCACAGAAAACAGAGTAGGCACAGGTCCTGAAATAAATTATTACACTGTTCAATTTGACCCAGACACAAATTCAAGAATACCAGTAGTATATGGAGATGCTTTTATAGGTGGCAAAGTCATAGACGCAAGACTGAGTGCAGACAAATGTAAAACCATGTGGTTCTGTTTGGCATTATCAGAGCAAACAGGTATTCAACTTTCAGATTCAAGTGCCAGTGAAATAACCGTTAAAGAATGTTACTACAACAATCAAAAATTAGTGTTTGGTTCAGATGGTATCACAGTAGTAAGAGGTGTAACACCAGAAGGTGAAAACAACGAATTACTGAATGGCCAAATTTCAGTTTATCCATTCTCAGGTGATTCAGAAACACCTACATTTATTGGCACAAAAACTGTGGGCAATTCTGCCAATGCTTATGACCTATTTCCTGAATGGGACACTACCAAACAGATGAATGATTTGGTATTTGTGTTAATCAAAATGGATTACTATCCTGTGGGTGATATTAGAGGACTAGGTAATTGGACATTCCGTGTAGAAAACACAATGGACAAACCAGGTGATTGCCTATATGATTATATGACCAATGATCGTTATGGTGGTAGTATACCTGTAGAGGAGATAGATGCATAATGTCAAGTTTTTCAGACCTTAATAATTTTTCAGACAACACTGTTAGTTTCACAGACAACAGAATACCACGACCTGTGTTTGAACAGTATCTATATGCACCAGACCTAACAGAAACCATAAACACCACAACGTTCAATCCTAACAATGGCGAAGTGGTCTTAGAAAGTATTACAAGACCTGCAGATGCTGACCTACGTTATTTTGTTGATGTAGGCTCAACAGGTTTATCATTCAGTTGGGGCACATTGCCAGCAGGTGTTACTGCTACATTTACAGCACCAGGTTATTATGAAATATCAAATATACAGAGTGTTGCAGACTTTGAATCTATAACACCAGTTATAACAATAGGCACAGTTTTAGGTGAACCAGAATATTCAGTAGGATTCAAATGGGTAGGCGGCAATGTTCTTGATTGGACTGTGACTGCTAACATACCAGTGGCAGTTCTTGAAAGTGAATTTACACTTACAGCGGCGGCACTTGCTTTAACAGATGGTGCGGCTAGTATGACAGCAGTATTCAGTCTAACAGCAGACCCTGTAGCAGTAGAAGGATCAGGCTCATTTACTTCAACTACTTCAATCAGTATTGCACCTAATTATTTCCGTGGCATTGAAGCAGAACTAGATGGTGCATTTACACAAACCTGTGCGCCAATATATCCTAAGACACCAGGTGTTCCATTTAATATGAATGCTGTGGCGTCATTAAGTGCAGATGTAGAAGTGTTACCTGGTTTAATAGAGCAATATGACAGTATAACAACATTGGCAGTAACACCAAATGCTGTATTTGATCAGAGTGCTACATTAGATTCTAATTTTGCTTTAAGTGTTGAACCAACAGAAATACAAGGTATATTAGAATTATATGCAGGTTCATTTAGTTTATCTGCAGATGTTAATGTTATACGTGGTGCTGAAAGTGTAATGAACACTCAATTTGTAATGTATGCAAGTGAAGGTAATGCATTTGAATTAATAGTCACAGGAACCAATGGTGGCTTGATCTTACAAAACAGTGGCACAGTTATACCAGATGGTGATGTGTTGATTGACTGGGGTGACAATACATTCCAGACAAGTCCAACTTCATCTACAAACTACAATCATACCTATTCAAGTTCAGGAACTTATACAGTAAGAATATTTGGCACTGTTGACGAATTCCGTGTTACAGCAAATGATATCACTGCAATTAACAGTTATGGAGATATTGAAAGTTCTTTAACCAGTTTAGAAAACAGTTTTAGATTTGGTTCCTTTACTACTTTGCCTACATTGCCTAGTACCGTAACATCGCTTAGAAATTGTTTTGCTGGCAATACAGGATTCACAGCAGATATAACAGGTTGGAATACAGCTAATGTAACTACATTTGAAGGCCTATTTGCAAGTTGCACACAATTTAATCAAGACATAGGCAGTTGGAATGTTGGTAATTGCACCTCATTGTTTAATACTTTCTTTGAATGTAGCAGTTTTAATCAAGACATAAATGATTGGGATACCAGTTCTGTTACAGAAATGAAGCAAACTTTCTATGATTGTTCAGCATTTAATCAACACCTTTACAAATGGGATACCAGTAATGTAGTAAACATGAGTCAAATGTTTAGAAATGCATCTGTGTTTAATAAACCAATAGGCGGATGGGATACAAGTTCTATGCCTGAACTAGATCCTTTAAATGAAACAATGATTAGAATGTTTAGTGATGCAACCAATTTTAATCAAGACCTAAGCGGATGGTGTGTGGAAAACTTTACAGGCGAACCAACAAATTTTGCAACAGGCAGCAGTTTGACAGCAGGCAATAAACCAGTTTGGGGAACTTGTCCAACAGCGGCATTCTTGGTGTCAGAAGCAGAATTAACAGCCACAGCAGATTAGGAGACATAAATGAGTTTAACATATAGATCAAGAATTAATGGCGCAATAGACACAGGCCAATCAGTTTTAGAAAACATCAATAAGATGGCAACCTCAGCAGGTTGTTTTGTTTCTTGGGACCCCAGTCAAGGCAAATGGCACGTGATTATCAATGACTATGGCAGTTCTGTTTTTTCATTTAATGATTCAAACATAATTGGTCCTGTCACAATGGCCACAGCAGACCTTGATAATATTTACAACAGAGTCACTGTTCAGTTTCCACACCAAGACCTACGCAGTTCAGTTGACACAATAACATACAGAACACCAGACAGTGATAGGTATAATGGTGAAACTGACAATCCCATGAACATCAATTTAGAATTGTGTAATGATCCTGCTCAGGCAGCTCTTATTGCCGCTAGAGAATTAAAACAATCAAGAGTAGACAAAACTGTTACATTTACAGCAGATTACACTGCCAATGGCCTTGTTGCTGGTGAACTTGTAGATGTAACAAATTCAGCATATGGATTTACAAATAAAACATTTAGAGTTATAGCAATAGATGAAATAGATGGACCAAATGGAGAATTGCTGTTTGGTATAACTGCTATTGAATATGACCCATCAGTGTATTCTACTTCAGGTCTAGTAAGAGAAGAACGCAATACAGAAACAGACATCAAACCAAGTATTGTTAACCAATGTATTCTAGACGAAGATGGAAATGAAATCCTCAGCAGAATAACAGATAAAATTGATGACTTTGCCAGCCAAGGTTTTACTCCTATTGTGGACAGTTTTCAAACAGGCAGTCTTACACTAACAGCAGATTCAATTACGCCTGCTACAAATCCAGCAAATGGTTCTCTTAGTCTTAGAACATATGATATAGGTAGAAGTTTTGTTTTGCCATACACAGGCACCTATAAAATTAATTATTTTGCAAACTGGGCTAGTAATATTGCAGTAAACATTTTTGATAGACCTCCTTTGGGTATGTTAAAATCATCACAGGCAAAAGTTTTAGTTAATGGTAGTCCTGCAACAGGTATTGGATTAGGGGCAATTGCAGCAACTGGCGACAGTCATGTTCAAATACTAGAAGACCATTTGTTAGAAGACACTTTTACTGCTAACAAAGATGATCTTCTTACATATCAATTTGGTTATCTACACAATTTGAATCCAGGGGATAATATTGCACCTGTAGGTTATCCTACATACACAGTTCCAGGTGGTGCAGCCGCTGGTGTTGTTCTTGCAATCAGTCTTACATATTTAGGAAGGTAACAATGAAAGTAATATATGACCAAGATACAGGTGTAATAAAAGCATGGTGCACCCCAGCACAAGATCACAAAATAGTAATGACCAATTACGAAAATGTAAATTGTGTAGACACTGACGTTGAACCAACAACACACCTAGAATCATATTCTTATTCAGTTAATTTAGACACACTACAGGTAGAAACAGCAGAATAGAATCTTTTTTCCGCTTTTTTTTGCTTTTTTTTACGTTTGACATAAATAGTATTGTCAAACACTTTGACAGCAGACAACACCACGATAGGTTGTCTGTTAAATGACAACTTATCATAAAAGGAGAATATTATGTCAGCCGCAAGTGATTATTTAGAGGACAAGATCCTTGATCATGTATTAACAAATACAGCATACACACAGCCAACCACTGTTTACATTGGTTTATGGACAGCAGACGATGGTCTGGAAGCAGGAACAATTACATCTGAAGTTTCAGGTGGTTCTTATGCACGTGAATCAGTAACTTTTTCAGCTAGTTCAGGTGGAGCAACATCTAACTCAGCTACAGTAACTTTCACAACTGCAACAGCAACATGGGGTACAATTACTCACGTCGCAGTAATGGATGCTTCTACTGGTGGTAACGTATTGTTCCACGGAGCAGTTACAACTTCTAAAACTATTGAGTCTGGAGACACTTTCCAAATTTCAAGTGGAAACTTAGACATTACCTTAGCGTAATATCTATAAAACTAGGGAGTGCTGATTGGTTCAGCACTCTCATTTTTAATTGAAATTTAGGAGTGAGCGATGGCTACAATAGTTACAAGAATAGGTAAAGGTTCAGCACTTACTTTCCAAGAAGGTGATGACAACTTTACTAATCTAAACACAGACAAATTAGAAAACGTCGTTGAAGACATTACCCCTCAGCTTGGTGGTAACTTAGACGCACAGACAAACAACATTACTAACCTAGGAACACTAAACACACACACTGTTCCAGGTGGCACAGGCACAATAGCACTTACCACTGACATTACAT